GATTAAAAATAAACATTTATCGGTAAAATAAAATGGCCTTTCTTGGAAATAATTTTAAATGGTTTGTAGGTGTAGTAGAAGATAGACACGATCCTGAAAAAGTCGGCCGTCTTCGAGTACGTTGTTTAGGTATTCATACTTCAAATAAGAACGCATTGCCTACCGCAGACTTACCTTGGGCATCCTGTGTGTTGCCTACTACATCAGCAGGCATCTCTGGTCTTGGCCAGTCGCCTAGTTTTATTGTAGAAGGTGCGTGGGTGTGGGGATACTTTAGAGATGGTGAACAAGAACCTGTTGTCATTGGTACATTGCCTGGTAAACCAGCAGAGTTAGGCAATCCTAATTCTGGTTTTTATGACCCTAATCGTAGAAGTGAAGATGATACATTGGACGATTATAATATATCTGTTTATCCTCGTAATAATGCAGAACCAGACACCAATAGACTGGCCGTTAATAATCCAGACAAAGAGGCAGGCAGTTTAACTTTACGTAAACTTGAAAGAATTACTGGCGTCCCAACGGCAGACTTTGACGCAGTTGGTAATAACATAACGGCCAGCGATACGGACACCTGGTCAGAACCTGAAATAAGTTACAATGCCGTTTATCCTTATAATCACGTATTTGAATCAGAAAGCGGCCACATTAAAGAATATGATGATTCGTTTACTATTGATGAAAACGGTGTAAAAATAAATCATTATCGAATCCACGAAAGACATCAGAGCGGTACGTCCTACGAAATGCGACCAAATGGCGACCTAGTTACATTAGTTAAAAACAGCAATTATCTTATTACATCCAGCAACAACAAAGCGTATATACAAGGTGATAGTGATATAACAATAGCAGGCCGACACAAAGTATATATTAATAAGAATGGTGAAGAAAACAATCATTACGACATACAGATAGGACCTAACGCTAATGTTAACATACAAGTAGATAACGGCAACCTGAATGTAGTCACAAAGACAGGCCAGTTTAACTTTGATGTAGGGTCAGATATGAATGTTAATGTTGGGGGAAATTACAATCTAACTGTACAAGGTAATAAAGTAGAGACCATTGAAGGAAATAACACACAAGACACGACAGGTAATGTAGTGATAAAAGGTCAGCAAATAGATTTAAACCCTTAGAAACCTCATATAGAAAAGTGCTATTGAAAACTGGCCTGCTTTTTTAATCTATAAATGCAATAACAATCATTAGACTTATTACGCAGGCCTGTTTCTTAATAAAAGTCTAAATTTTTTTTTCTGGATATTTTTAGTCTTCTAAAACATCACTATCTACATAATTGTCTTCTATTGTATCAGCGACTTCATCTAACTTAAAGTGCAAATCATTAGATAAATTAGTATCATATTTTTCATCAAAATCATCTACTGCTTCTTGTACTTTTTCTAATAACTTGTCTACCTTATCTCTCATATTATCATAGTCTTTTTCAAGTGTTTTAGTTATTTTAGTCATTATTTTACTCCTTGTAGTTGATTAGTAATATATTCGTTTGCGTCACCGTCTTTCATTACTTCATAAAAGTCAGTTGTGTTATTTAAATAATAATCAAATAAATCATTATATAAATTAGAATTGATGATAAGTTCACCAGTTGTTTTAAAGACATTGTATTCGTCTTTGTTTTTTAGTAGTATTGTGTCAATCATAGTTTTACTCCTTAATTATTGTTTATTTTTTACTTGATTTGCAACATTAGATTCAATTTGATCTAATACGTTATTCATTAAATCTTCAACGTTTAAAGATGAATCATACTTTTTCAGTATCTTTGCAATTTCATATAATTGCGAATCAACATCATTAATCATATTACAAAATTTGTTTAAGTCTTTTATCATAGTATTACCTTTCGTTTTTTTGTTAATCATACGTTTAATATACAGGAGTTTTTTCTTAAATTCAAGTGAAAAAACCCTTTACATTTTTCACTTAATAAAATTAAGGTTTTTTACATAAATAATAAGAACAAATGGAGAACACTATGCCTATGACCCCTATACAAAGATATAGATTAAGACAATATCTGGACAAAGTTCGTAAGCGTAGAGAGTATAGCGAATCGTTAAAAAATAAGTCAAAAATTTTTTCTGGAATTAAAAAAGTCGTTAAAGTCGGTTTTTGGTTTTTTTTAGCAAAGGGTCTATTCTGGTTACTCGTTCTATTTGATATTGTAGAGTTCCTATAAATTATACATAGTGGTGTAGAAACGCACAGAAAACAGCTTTAAATAGCCATTACATACATCTTACATATCTCAACAACTGACCTGGTTTCATTTAAAAGGAGACAACGTTGTCAAACAGTAAAAAACTAGGTATAACTCGCCTTAAAAAGAGGGCACCAAAAGTGCCAGATTATACGTGTACGGAAATAGATAATGTAATAGATAAGTTGGAAAAAATCCAAGACTCTAAAAAATTTTCTAAGCTGACTTTGAAGGTTCTCATACGTAAACTTGAACGATTACGAAGTAGTAATGATAGTTTACGTGAAAGTGGTATCTATTGGTACAAAGTTTGTAAAGATTTATTAGGATTAAAACGAGATTATTAAACTTTTGTTACAATGAGAAATCTCTCTCTAAATATTTACAGATGAGGTCCTCATTTAAAAAACTAATCAAAAAGGTCAAAGAAATGGAATTAGGTAATCCTGTTATTACTACACTTACAGGTTTAGTAATATTTTATATTGGTTTAAAAATGTTTTCAGGTGGAATGAAATCAATGGGCAATTTAGAACATCTTTCATACTTTACACACAATACTGTTTATATGTTTCTTGGTGGTATTATTATGACATTACTCTGGCAATCATCATCACTTTCAACTACGGCAATCATCGCTCTTGTTGCCTCTGGTGCCATACCCTTACCAGCCGCTATAGCGGCCGTATTAGGTGCAAATATAGGAACCACAGGTACGATATGGTTAGCAGGATTGTTAGTTTCGGATGGTATGCCAAAAGGTGATACACTACGAATTGCAATGGCACACACAGGTGTAAATATGTTTATGGCATTATCATTACTCCCATTTGTCAAACCAATCGCAAACTTCTTATCAAAATTTTAACATTGACAATTATTTAATTATGTGTTATATTAATACCTGATATGTTATAAACACATATCTTATATAAATAATAATATAACGTTCATCCTGAAACGGACGGAAGTAGGCAATGCCGAAGGAACGCACCTAACTTTTAAAAGGAGGGTGTTATGGATAGACATACAAGATTACTTACAGGTTATAGTAAGTCTAAAGAGCTTGAGAAAAAAACAAAAACTTTGTTTAGTGCCAGAAAAGAAGTTGACATTTATGCTGGTGGAACATCTGGTTACGTTGTTAAACACGGAACAAACAAAGATAAAGTCTTAGCTCACACAAAAGTTAAATCCACAAATAATTGGTAGATAATAAAAACCCACCGAGGAAATAATAAAACCTCGGTGGGAAAAAACAACCCTTAAAGGGTAACTGTAAATTACTTACTATAGTTAGCGAAATATTTTTCTAATACTTCTTTAACTTTTTGTTCATCTTGTACCAATGTACCATTTGTATTGTCAGTACCTTCATATTTAACATTAAATATGTTTCCTGGAAATACAATGTGTTGATCACCGTCTGGTGTACCTTTTCTACAAGTAAATAAGAAAGCCCGTTTATCTACTCTATTCTCAACTTCAAAGGCATTCCAACAATTTATATTTTTACCTGATCTCCAATGCGACCATTGTCTGCAATATTTGTTATTTTCAAATGTAACAGTTCCTATATTCCAATCTTCTATTGTATTTTTAGATTTAATTTTAGGCATCCATGCTACTGTGTTTTTATTATCAGGATAATAAATTATAAAAGTACCCCATCGGTCAACGGACACTAACGTATTACCAGATAACAAAGACTCTAAATCATCTGTTTGTAATTTATCATATGATTCACTCACCTTAGAAACAACACCTTCCTCAGGTATACAATCTTTATCGTTTTTAACTTTAGTCTTAGCAGCCTTTTTTTCATCTATAATGGCATTAGCTGACGGAATAATTATTAGTGTCAATAATACTAATCCGATTATTTTAGTTATTACTTTTCTCATTTTTCTCCTTTGTTTATGTTAAGTAATTATTTTAAATCTAAATTCCGTATTCGTTTAATCTAAAATCTACCACAGGCACAAAGTCATAAGCATATTCATTATCAGGCAATGCACCTGACATTTTAACTAACGTATCATATGGTTTACGTTTGTCAAAAAACTTTTGTAAAACAGTTTTAAGATTATCAGACATTGTATGGGCAATACTATTGTTAAATTTACAAAACAAAGTACCACAAACTACGTTAACATCTGTAGCACCAACTTTTTTTGCAACTTCAATAATTTCATTTCTTAATTGTTCATTTGTCATTATGCAACCTCCAACATTGTCATTGGTACTCTATAAATTCTGCCTGATAAATCCACCAGACATTTACTATTCATAATTCTAGTAATTACACCAGGTGTCTTTTTAGTTTTTTGTACAACTAACACCTTTGTACCAACTTTCATTTCATTTTTAACTTTAGACTTGATTAAAACATCAATCATAGCCTTGGTATCATTTAATTGTGTGATACTCATTTTGTTTAAAGTTTCTATCATCATAGTGTTTTTCTCCTTTTTAGTTTATTTTAAATATAAAGGTCCTGTCCATTGTATTGGATAGTTACCTGTTAATACATTTCCTCTTGGTGAGTTTAATGCAGGTGCATTCCATCCTGCTGCCTTTAATATATCACCTTTTTTAAAATGTTTAAAATCTTCTTTTGCAATAAAACAAAAAACACCAGTGTCGTGTACAACTTTAATGTATTTTTTACCTTGTGTAACTTTTACTTTATTGTTCCAAGTGTCAACTTGTTCTTTAGCATAACCTGTAAGTTCTTTGCCACCCATTGTTGACATTCTTTCATAATCTTGTTTAGCACCAGCCATTAAGTTTTTAATTCCTTCGTCTAGTGTCTTTGCTGTTTTTTCTACTTTTATCATATTAGTTAGTCTCCTTGTTCATAGTTATTATAGTTAATATAACAGAAATTATCCCGATTGTCAAGCAAATAAAAAATGCAATCCAATTTTCTTGTCCGATACAAGCACCACTACAATCCTCTATAGCGCCAGCGGCAAATATTAATGATAATATTCCTGTAATTGCGAAAATGTTAGTCATATATTCTCCTTATTTAATTTTAT